GTCTGCGGGGGCCTAACCAACCCTACCTTCCACCCCCTTGAAGGGGTAGCGAAGGAAGGTCCGTTGTTTTGGACCTATCCAGGAGCTGTGCCAGGTGGGCACAGCCTGTGGAGCCTTCGGCGCCGGTGCGCAATTGCGCGCTAGAAAGGTACGCGAATCACAAAAGTGACCGAAGTACATCTTCGGACCCGTGTACCTCTCTAGGTTACCGACCAAACGCCGAAAACGCGCGGGAATCGGACTGCCACGTCGGCAGTTTTCCCGCACCCGGGATTCAACCCACCACCCGGAGGTGAGACGACGAGTGTCGCCAAGAAACAAAGCGTGAGGGTGCTCAAGATTCTCAATGAGCACCGCCGCTTTCTCGGCTCTCGTCATATTCCGTTGCGGAATCCGGATGACATCCGGCTCACTCTCCCATCGGTGGGAAGAGTCCCTAGGGGGAGGGGGGAGGTCTGTGGGATGGTGGTGTCGTCGCGCTTGATAGAGCGCAGCTCCTACGACACGATCGGGCAGAAGCCCGAGGTCACCAACCCTGAACCCCATCTGTCCGAGTGAGACGCCCCGGCTGATGTAGCCGTGGAGCAGGCGTCCATGGTTCGTCAACCATGCTCGCGCACTCGGGACTGGGCGTGGACCCTGGCTAACGAAAGACCTAAATCTTTCGCCCAGGCCTGCTGCGTCCACGTCCGATGGGGGAACCAGAGCACGCATGCGGAGCGTCTTCGCAATGACAGCTCGCCTTCGTTGAATAACGATGGCTGTGCTGTTAATATTGCACGCTCGCGACGCATACGTCGTTTTCCTGGACTCTGGTTCCAGACCTAGGGAGGGCAGGAGTTCATGCCATGGAGATGGATCCGATGTTTCGGCGACGAGATCGTCGCCGTTTATCAACATCGGGACCGGGCCCAAGGCATAGAGAGTTGCAAGTCTATTGTAGACGCACAGTAGTGGGAATGATAGGTAAGAACCCATCATCTGACCACGGCGAACAATAAACTGTTCCCTCTCAAACTGAACAACCGGGCTAAGACTTGCAAGTGCAAGAGACCGGACATGTTCAGGAACTCCTGACGCGTTGCCAAGGACAACGCTGAGGATGGCGTGGGACACCTCGAGTGAAAGTCGGTTTGTGGCCGACTTGTAATCGCCGCTAAGAAGGCCTTCTCTAAAAGAGAAGCCTGCTCGCGCGAATGCACTCGAGGTGGGTGGCCCTTTCAGAAGCCAATCGCACTTCGCAATGTTGTCAAACATCGCGTCGTGCAACGGCCGAAGAAGGGCCATCGCCGGTGACTGGAGGGTGACACCGCGTTGTTTCCCCGCGGAAACAACGTCGGCGTACTTAAACGGTTCAAGGATGGGTCTTTCGGGACCCTCCAAGAATGCTAAGTACTCGTCTCGAGTTAAATCGAGACGCATGCCACCCTTCGACCTCGGTGTCCTTGCGGACGCTGAGGTCGACACCTGGGAACGAACGACGTGAGAATCCCATCGTCGTTCCCGGAGCCAACCCCGTGGAAACAACTTCGCAGTTTCCTTGACTACAAAGTCAAGAAACCTACGTTCCACAGGTGCCACCGGCGTGCCTTGCTCACGCTTGAACTCTCTGAAGCGCTTTCCCGTCGAATCCGTGCATTTTGGACACGGATCGGGAAAACCCCGCTTCACGAGAGCGATAGCCATGCGC